AAGTCCAAAACCTTATGCCATAGTAAAATAAACGCTGTATATTTGCTTTGTTGAGCAGAAAATCCAGAGGCTGTGTCCCACACTCCTTTTTCAAAAAAATATCCATAAGTATTGTCATTTAAGTCTGCAATATGTTGACAATCTTTCTCCAAAGAGAATGAGACTTGATAAACTCCAGCATCTAAAATGAATGATGAGAAATCATTGTTATAAAGCAACCCAGTATCATCAGCAAACACCTTGACAGCATCTGGACACTTGTCTGATGTGAAAAGGTCAACAGGGATTTCAGTTGATATGACATCAAAATCCTCCCTGTGTGCCATAGCACTCAACCCCATCAATGAGCCTCCAGTTAGTTCCTCAATTATTGCCATTTTTATTCTGGGATTTCAGTCAAAGCAACCTCAAAATCCAATGACCATTTCACTGGTGCATCTGGGTACTCATCATTTGCTCCATAAAGGACATCACTTCTCTCCAATTGAAAATCTCTGGTTGTTTGGTAGGTCTCCTCAGCCACAGCCTTTTTAGGCTCTGATGATGGGTCAGCCTTAAAGTCTGCTCCAGCCACTTCAAAAGCCTCATCCATTGGTTCTTTTTCTTTGATGATTGTTTCTCTGTAAGGAACTTCTTTCCCATCCAGTTCCTGTTGTTTTTTCTCAACACCAGTCCATTTCTCTGTGTATTTGGTTTGAACTTTCTCATAAGTCACAGCCTTTGGGATGTTTGCCTCATCATATCCCTGAAATATTTCTGTGTAATCATCACCATCAAATGTGAACTCATCAACCATCACAATTCTGTTTTCTGAGTGAGATTCTTTTTCTGATTGAAAGAAAGCCACTTGCACTTTTGCAATTCTGTTGATTGAGTCATCCTCAAGTTTGTTGATTTTTGCATATCCACCGACATAGTCAGTTGTATTGTTTTTAAAATTTACTTTAATAGCCATAATTTTGTTTTTTGTTTTATTTTGTTATTTTATTTTTTTAATATCTTTCTGTTGTTTGGAGTTGACATCTAAGGAGACCACCATTCACAGCAACACTCCCATTCTCCATGCAAATTGCCATGTGTCCATTCCCAGATGACCTCTCTTTTGCTTGTCCATCTTCTGCTGTTGGACTTCCATCATGCACCAAAAACATTCCAACTGAGTAAGGATTTGAATCATCAGAACAAAGAACATTCCATCTCCCAGAATGAGCAATGACAACATATTCATCTCCAGCATTAACATCCCACACAACAACTCCCATCACTTGATTGTCAGCTATTGTTGATGCAATCTCAACAGTGTCATTGTTTGTTTGTGGAACTACCAATTGACCCTCAAACATTTCAATGCTTGGTTTTATGAAAATTGTTGTCTCACCAACCACATGCCACAAATTCAAATTTGACCATGTCCACACTTTTTGTAGTGTTGTATCGTACCATTGAGAGCCAACTGTTTGGTCAGTATATAGCAACATGTCGGCTGTTGAACCTTGTTGCATTGTGGCATATTTTGACCTCCCTGAGTCACTTGAAATCTCAAATAAATTTCCCATTTTTAGTGTTTTTTTATCATTTTACAACATGCCTTAAATGGCATTTTAATGCGTTTTAAGGGACTTTACCCCCTCTCTAATATCCTACCATCAAAAATTGGAGTTCTTTCATTAGGCGAAAATCCCCTCAAGAGCCTCAACCCTCTTTTTTGATATGTCAAAAACTTGGCATGGTCTTTGTGACCAGCCAAAATTTTAGCCTAAAAGCACCCAACTTGTGCCATTGAAACCCTCAAATTGTGAGGTCGTTGTGTTGAACCAAATTGTCCCAGTTGATGCTGGACTTGGTCTGTTTGCTGTTGTTCCGTTTGGCAATCCAATGGTTTTGTCTGTGATGGATGATGCATCCAAAATGGTGTCTGAATTTGGTGTTGCACCAATTCCAATTCCCCCACTATTTAAAAATGAAAGAGTGTAGGAATCCATTTCCATTTCTCTGTCTCCAGTCAATGTTCCATCATCAGAATAAATGTTTGTTCCACCACCACCCCCAATTGCTGAGACTATGTCAGCCCATGAAAGTGCTTTTGATATGTATGTTCCATCTAATTGGATTTGACTAACATCAAATAAGTCATCATTTGATGGTGTTGTCATTACTGGATAGGCTGATATTTTAGGCATATTACAAAGATATTAAATTTTTATTTATCGTTTTTTTTATTCAATTATTTTTTGACTTCCATCCTCCTCATCTTTTGGATTTCCATTCTCCATCAATTTCAATGCTTGGAAACACTCAACACAATCCTCATAATCTGTTCCATAAACCAATATAGGTTCAAAAGGATAGGTCGGAGGATTTGTTGAAACACCAATCACAGAGAAACAATAATAAATTGATGGGTCTGCATTAATATTTATTATTTGTCCAATGTATGCTGATAAATCTGTTGTTGTGTAAAAAGATGAGCCAGTTTCACAACTCTGAATTTCCCATGTTTCATCAGAGAAACCATCTCCCAATCTGGCTGTGATGGAAAGAACTGAGCCACTTGGGAGGTTGTCATTGTCAATCCTTGCCTCCAGCAATACAGTCCCACCCAGATTTGTGAGTTTACACTTTGTCTCAGTTGGCAATGGTATCAATGGACTGGATGCCAATGGATTGTAAATTGTTGATATTTGATAAGGAGTGTTGATTGTTCCCTGTTGAACATCTAACCTCAACCAACCCCATGCACCAACTAAGTCTGGAGGCACTGGCAAAGCCAAAGGATTTTTGAGGAATGTGGCTTTGATGTCTGTGAAATTGTCATTTAAAATCACATTGATGAGGTTTCCAGTGGTGTCATAAGTTTCAATATCACAAACCCACTTTGGATTCCTTGCATTGTCTAAATCATAATAATAAGCCTTTAAATCATTAGACAAAAACCAATAGTCTGTTGACACTCCAGTTGAGTCATTGACTGTTGCATTGAGTCTGGCTTTTATTTGAAAGTTGTCAGGGACAGGAAATGTGAGTGTTGTTGAATAGTTTGATGTCAATAGATTCAATCCATTGTTTAATTGGGTAGCATCAAAATATTGAGTGTTTGCAGAAAGCAAAGCAATCCACTCCTCAAAGTTAAATCTCACACCAATTTTGGTGTCATAATTTTCAACATTGAATCCTCCATGAGTACCAGCACCAGTGTTCTCACAAAAGATTTTCCTAAAATCAGAGGAGTTGTCAATTAAAAAGTTGTTTAAATTATTGACATTTATTTGTTGCACACCTAATGAAACAACAGCACCAGACAAATCAATCACTGTTGTTTGCAATGTGAACTCATCATTGGTGTCAGTATTAAAAGCAACAATGTCCATTGATAAAGATGTCAAAGATGCACCTGAGTCAGTGTTCAATTTAAAAGGTGCTTGGATTTGAAATCCATCCTCAATCCATCCTTTGTAATCATTTGGGAGTGAGGCACTTGTCTCATCTTCATAGTGAGGGACAAATTTAAACTCATCCATGAACATCAAATCTGGGACATCCAGATTGAAAGTGTATTGATTAAGGTCAGCCAAAAGCATGACTCTGTCACTCAAAGGTGAAAAAACTGATGGGTCACCAGTACCAATCAAAATCATGTAGTCTCTATTTTGCAACAAAGTCTGTTGAGATGCTGTGTACTCAACATCAAATTCAACAACCATGATGTCACCTGCTGGAGTTGTGGATGTGATGTCTAAATTTTTAATTATTGAGGAGGATTTGGGTGCTTCAAAAACTGTTGTGTAAACAGAATCAAGAAGAAAATTCTCAGTGATTGTGTTTTGGTTTTGTTGATAATCATTTGCTGATGGCAAATAAGAAATTAGACTCAGCACCTCAGTTCCATCTCCAGTGAAAACATTGTTGTCAGAAAATACAGTCACCACAACATGACAACTCTCTTGATAATCAATTGCTGTCAATGTTGTTCCACTCACATTTGATGTGATGTCAATGGACTGGATGGAAAAATTGTTTGTGAATCCATTGAAATTTTCATCAATCCATCCTGTGTTCCCTTGCACTGATGAGAATGATGCTTTCCTTGATGTGTTTGGATTGTTCATGATTGTTCTCATCTCAATTTGTGAGACATACTTCAAACAGTTTCCAGATTGCCACTGAGGAAATGGAGGAGAAAGAGTTTGGAGGTTTGGCAACCATCCATCCAGATAGTAAGGCAACAACCTAAAAATGTGACCAATTTTGAATTTTTGTTCAAAATCATCTGATTGATTTCCTGTTGTGACAAATTGAATTTCAGCACTTCCATCATTTGTTTTCCATGAGTTGACTCCTGTGGCTTTTGACATAGGAACAAAGGATGTGTCTCTCACACCTCCTCCAGTATCAACACCAACTCCAGATGCAAAAAATTCATTTTCTGCTGTTCCATCAACAGCAGACACAAACGAAATTGTAGTGTTGTTTTCTATTAAACCATAATTAAAAACAATATTTTCAAGAGGTGTTTTTCCATATATTTTTCCATCAACAAAAAGGTAAGCCAAAACAGATGCACCATCAAAAGTGATTTGAGATGGTGTGATTGTGAGAATTTCTCTGTCTTGAAATATTGCACCAACAGGACTCAACTCCCATCCATCAATGATGTCACCAACTTGAAATCCATCTGTCACAAAATTACCAGTCCCAGACCTTGTCAATGTGTTTCCAGTGACTGAAAATGAATCTGTTGCACTGGATTGTGCTGTCCATGAGATTGTGAAAGTGATGTTGTTTTTTAATAATTCACCAGCATTCCCAGTCAAAAAGTTTGTGACATTTTGGGGGACAATACTTGAGTTTAAAAACTCCCCATTGTTGAATTGATTTAAAAATTCCTGTTTTATAATTGAAATATTTATTCCCATTTTATTTCTTTTTTTCTTTTTGAGGTGTTTCTTTTTGAGGTGTTTCCATTTCCTCTTTGTGTTTTACTTTCATTTTTTGAATGACTCTCATTGCTGACAAATAATCTTTTGATTTTAATTTCTCATCCATTATTTTTTCCATTGCTGTGAACTCTTTTACTTGGTCAGGAGTCATGTCTTTTTTTGCTTCATTAATCAAATCCTCCTTTGATTCCAAAACCTTTTTTAAACCCTCAGCCATCTCCTTAAAATTTGTCAATATTTGTTTACTATTGTATGCCATAATATATTTTTTTAATCGTAATTAACACCCACCTCAATGAATGCCTCCTGTAAATTTTTAGTGAATAATCGTTGCACCTTAAAATCAACAACTGCATAATCATTTGAAACATTCCATTGAATTTTGGTGACTTGAGATGGACTTCCATTCATGTCATAAAAATATGAATTGTCAATCAAAGATAAGAAATCCTCAAATCCAAATGGGATTCTCACTCCCTCATAAATGTGATACTGATTTGCATCATTGAAATTGTTTCCCACAAAAGATTTTTGAATGTGATATTGATTATATAAAACTTTTGCACTCCATAAATCATGATAATTCACAGGCAATGTGCAATCTGGATTTGTGTACAACATTTTTGGAACATTGAGAAAGTCTGTTTCCATTTTTAAAACTCCAATTCTGGATGGAACGGCTGGAGGAGAATCAACAAATGGCAACACCTCAGCAATTGCATCAGCTAAATCCTTAACAATTGAAATCAATCCATCCAATGTCCTCTCCAAAAAATTGGCATCATTTTTTCTAATTCCTAAAGCATAAGGAATCTCAACCTCATCAAGTCCCTTGAGCAATACTCTTTTGACATTGGGAGTTGTGATGGGAGTTGTGATGACTTCATAAGATGTCCCCTTATAGTTTTCAATCACATTTTTATCCTGAGAGTCAGGTGTGAAAGTCAATAAAACATTGGATGTCATTTCATCTGTGTTGTATTTTTTACTTTCTAATAGTATGGAGGGCATTGTGTAGGATGACTGTTGCAACCACCATGATGAGTTCAATGAATGTTGCTGAATGACTCCATTTTTAATTCCAATTTTTGCATTGAAAGTCTTGTTGACAAGTGCAAGAATCTCTCCAAATGTGTAGCCATAATCTCTTGCATTTGGATAACCATTTCCAGCATTGTAAATCAAAACACCTCCCAATTGTTTTTCAGCATTTCCCTCCTCATCCACTGAGTCTTTTGATGGCAATAAAATAATTTTATTCTGTTGAATCTCTTGGATTGTTGTGTTGTAAGTGAAACCCAAATGACCTGAGCCAATCTCCAAAAGTTTTTTCAACCTCATGCATCTGGTGTATTTAATAGGTTGAATAATCATCCTTATAAAATCCTTAATTAATGAAATTAAAGAGACAATTAAAAGTCCAGCATATATCACATCAAGAGCAAACAAAATAGGTGCTGTGATTCCTGATGCAATTGATTGTGCTATTGATTTAATCAAGTCAATCAAAATCACTGTTGTTTGAAATATGGCTAAAATCAAAAGCAAAAAAGCAACAGGGTCAAACTCTTTTTCTATTATATAGGGACACCATTCCATGTCATTAACTGTCAGGACACCAGCTTGAAAAAGATATTCCCATGTCAATCCAGATGCAAGGTCATCAAGGTTTTGGAGACCATTGTCCTTTTTAATTTTCCCTTTGACAGTTGTTGGATTTATGACTTGAAAATCATCTGTCATGTCAATGAATCCATCAAAGGCATTATAAGAGGGACTCTGACCAGTTATTTGAACAGACAATGGAATCCCTTGAAAAATCCCAAAACCCCCTGACATCCCATCATCAATCCAATCTGTGATGGCTTGAGCAAACTCATTCACAAATTCAAATTCTGTTGAGGTGATGTTTGCCTGTGGATTTCCATTTGGAAATGTTGCCAACAACTCAATCTCATGGAGTTCTCTGACTGCTGAGGCATTGTCTCCATTCAGTGTGACTATTACTTTAGTATCTGCCATTTAAAAAATTCCTTTTGATGATTTATGTCTGTTTTCAATTCTGTGTTTTGTTTCTACTTTCTCAACTATCATTTGAGAAACCTCATCCCACCTCACCTCAGTGAGCATTGGTTTGTTTTCTATTGTCTTTTGTAGGTCATCAAATTTACTTAAAATCATTGATGATGATTGGAATGGGTCATGGAGTTTCTGGAGTTTAGGTTGCACCCAATCCACATCATCCCAGTGTTGAGCCATTGATGTTAATTGCTCATTTGACATTTTTCCTATTCTTTTGTTTTGGTCTTTTGTCAATATCCTTTCACCCTCATCAACTCTGGCAACAATTTGGTCAGTTCCTTTTGGTGCATTTCCTCTGTTCACAAACTCTGTTCCCTCTGCAAATGCTGGGAGATTTCCTATCACAGCAATCAAAGATGTGATGTCTCTGATTGTTGATGCAACAGCATCACCCTCATTGTTGTCAATTTTACTGGACAATAAATCCAGACCTGAGAGAATTGCTTGTCTCCTTAGTTTCTTTTTTTCCAACTCCTCTTTCTGTCTCTCCAATTCAGCCTGTCTCTTTTGCTCAACTGCAAGTGATTGCTCTGCTGTTGTTGTTCCTTTCTCAGCCAGTCTCCTCAACTCATCCTCTCTTTTTTCTGAGACAGCCAACTCCTCATCAATTGCCTTGATTTGAGCATCAGTCCTCTTGTCCATTTGTTGAATGATTTGATTGGTGAAATCCTTAAATGCATCCAATCTCTCTTTCAGTTGCTGTCTTTCAACATCATTGATTTTTTCCTGAGTGTCTGTTGTTGATTCCAATATCTCATCATTTGCATCCTGAGTGGCATCAACTTTTTCTTGTTGTATGTCTTTGTATTTATTATTTTCCTCAATCCTTAAAAGGTCAATTTTGTTTTGGAGGTTTTTTTCTGATTCAAAAATCAACACTGTCCTCTCAGCATCTGTCAACTTTTGAGCCTCAACATTGGTGTCAAGAAATTTTAAAAATTCCTCTTGTTCTTTCTCAGCCTGAGTGATTGCAAATTCAGTGCTTTCCCTCACTTGTTTATTTTGGAGATTTTGCTTGTCCTCCAATAGCTGATTGTATAGTTTTAAATCAACCTCATTTCCCTCCTTTATGAACTCTAAAGATTCAGACTCATTCTGTCTGGCTTTTAATTCAGCATCAATCTTTGATTGAATGGTTTGGATTTCCCCCTCAACTTCTGTTTTTCTGATTTCCTCCTCCAGTTTTCCTCTTTCTTTTATAAGTTTCAATCTTTCTTTCTCAAAGATGTTAATGATTTTTTTCTGAGTGATTGTTTTTTTATTTTGCTTAACATCATTATTCAATCCAATTTTGGCTGTCTGATTTTTAGTCATTGCCAATTTGAGTTGTTTGTTTAGAGTAGTCAATAAGGCTTCATTTTCTGACCTTGTTTTCATGGCTAATTTCACAGCCTCTTTCCTTGCCTCCTCTAAGGCTTTCATCCTTTTAATTGATTGCTCATAAGTTAGATTAAAACCCTGAGTCCCAGAAAATCCCAGAGCAAAATCTGAAATAATTCTCCCCTCAGTCTCAATCACATCTGTGTCATTTTTAATTGCATCCTGTAAAAATTTAGATTTTTTCTGAATGTCTGCAAGTTCAATGTCCAATCTTTCCTCTTTGAGTTTGAGAATGTCCTCCTCCTTTGCATTCTTTTGCTCAAGTTTGGCAATCTCCAAATCAATCTCAGCAATTCTCTGTTTAGAGTCATCATCTATTCCCTTAAATGTCTCCTCCTGTTGTTTTCTTAATTTGGCATAAGACTCAGTCAACATGTCAATGCTTCCTGTGGCATCCTCAACAGAATCTCCAAACAAATCCAGAGAGGCAATTGCTGTTGCTATAAGACCAGCAAAAAGACCAATGGGATTGGATTTGGTTGCAACATTGAACATTTTCATTGACCTTGTTGCCACTCTCAATCCCCTACTAAATGCAATTGAAACAAACTTTGCTGTCACCATCAATCCATTATAAATTGATGTTGCCAAATTAGTGGCAATCATCACACCTTTATAAATCACAAACCATTTGACAACTTTGCCAATCACTTTCATAAAAGTTTCCATGTTGTCAGTCAGAAACTTAATTGCATTTTTAATTTTTTCAACAGCACCAGCACTCTCAGATGTACCCAATATCATTCCTTGCCACTTAGAATTTAACAAGGCTAATTGTCCATTGACTGTGTCCAATTGTTTATCTGACATCTCTTGGAGTTCATCACTCACATCAGTGATTGAATCTCTCAGACCAATCATGGTGTCTGTGTTATTTAAAAAGGTTTTAAAAGCACTCACAGACCTTTTGTCTGTTAACTCTAAAGCCTCACCAACATCAATTCCTTTTTTCTCTAATTCTGCCAATGCTGGAGCAAGGTCATCAATGTTTTTGATTGGTCTCCCTAATGCCTGAGCCAAATCACCAGATGAATCAGCTAAATTCAAAAGAATGTTTCTGGTTGCTGTTGCTGATGATGATGCATCAAATCCAGCATTTGCAAGTGTTCCCAAAAGTGCTGAGGTGTCCTCAATAGAGAATCCCAATGCTGATGACACTGGAGCAACCTTTGACATGGCTGTTCCTAAAAATTCCATGTTTAATGCTGACTTTGTTGTTGCAACACCTAAAACAGATGCCACTCTGTCCATCTCAGTTGCCTCCAGATTGAATGCCCTTAATGTTGACCCAGCAATGAAAGAGGCATCAGCCAACTCAGTCCCAGTTGCTGAGGCAAGTGCCAAAATTGATTCTGTTGATTGAATTATCTCATCAGTTGTGAATCCTAATTTTGCCAACTCAAGACTCAACCCAGCCACTTCAGAGGCTGTGAATTTTGTTGATTCTCCCAAAGATTTTGCATTGTCCTCAAGGATTGACAACTCCATTGCTGATGCTCCAGAAATAGCACCCAGATTTGCAATTGCTGAATCAAAATCAGTGATGACATTAAAAGATGATTTCACCAATTGAACAGCACCCATGACACCACCAACCAATCCAAAAGATGAGGCAACATTTCTCAATGTCCCACCTAATTTTCCCCATGCTGATTTGTAGTTTCCAACATTCCTTTGAGATTGTCCAACAGACTTGTCAACTGATTTTAATTTAGCATCAAGAGTTTGAATTGTCTTTAATAATTTTCTACCCTCAACAGAGTTTTCTTTGTTCTGGACAGCCAGATTTTTATATCTGTTTCTCAGTTCATTCAATCTCTTTGACATTTTAGAATAAGCCTGACCCTCTTGTTTGGCAATCTTTAAATTTCTGGCTTTGATTTTAGCCAATCTCTCCTCCTCTTTCCTTTGTTGAATGAGAGTCCTGTTTTTAGTTTGCAACAATCTCTCATTGTCAGACTCCAATTTGGTCAACTCTCTTTGTGTTTTGACTTTTTCCCTTTCAACAACCTCCATTGACTTTGATGCCTCAGTGACTTCCTTGATGGCTTTGGCTCTTTTTTTAAGAGCATCAGTGGTCTTGATTTGACTGGCTGATTGTTCAACAATCTTTTTATTGATTGCCAACATCTCTTTGAGTTCTCCTTGCAATGCCTCCAGCATTTTTATATATTCTGTTGCTGACTTCCTTGCATTTGCAAATATGTCACCCTGAAAAATATCTTTTTCACTAATTCTTTTCGCCATCTTTTTGCATCATTTTAATGTAAGTATAAAACATTTTCACAGACACTTTCTCTGTGTCCATTCCAATGCTCATGTATTTCTCAATCACAGCAACATCCTCCTCAAATGTGCTGGACTTTTGTTTCTTGTCTGAGACCTCATTGAGTTTCTGGTGTTCAATCCCAATGACAGCCTCCAAAGACTTGTCATTGTTCAACCATCTTTTGATGGTAAGTTTGGCAATTTTATTTTCAATCTCCATTTTTCTGATGTGAGATTTTGCCAGTCCAAAGTGTTCCAAATATTCATCATATAAAGAGTCCCAGTTTTTTTCAATAGCTGTGAAATTTTTGTTGAACTCTTTGACTGTCATTTTAGATTTTAATGTGTGTTTTAAATCTCCAGTTTTCAATGTCTGGTGAAAATTATAAATGGGAAATTTATCAATTGATGTCCACATGTCAAGTTGCTTTGAAGATTTGTCTCTGAATAACCTTTTGAATTTTTGGAGTAAGTGCATTTAAAAATATGTTCATGTTTTTATCTGTCAAACCATAGATGTCCTCTCCATAAATCGCCTCAAGGTCAACAGGCTCAAAATCAAATTTAACAGAATCCCCATCAATTTCAAAACCATCCATGTCCAAAATGACCTCAAATGACCTCCAGAACTCTCCAGTGTCTTTCAACATGATTGGTGCATCTGGCTTTCCATAAACATCAATTGATGTTCTGGAGTAGTTTGGCAACACTGTGTCATCACTCCTCAATCCAAATTGCAATTGTTTCTCAGTGTTTAAATAGGTGACTAATTTTTTCAATGCTGGATTTTCAGACATGGTGGTGAATAAGATTTGACCCTGTCTCATCTCAGTGATTCTCCTCGCCATGTTTAAAAGTGCCTCCATTGTCTATAATATAAAAAAAAAGAGTCCCATTGAGAGACTCTTTTTTCAACATTTCATTGTTTATTTATTCACCAGTTTCCTTTTTCTTTTTTGATGACTTCTTTTTGCCTGTGATTTTATAGTAAATCAACTCACAATTGTCACCCAAAGATTTTTGGAATTGCTTTGAGAATTGAGAAAGTGTCATGGACTTAACAGCCTCAACATTAAATTCATGTTTCCCAACTTTTTTCCAACTCATTACAGAGCCACAAATGTGCTTTCAGCTAAACAAGAGAAATCATATCTATCCTTAGAGGCTGATAATTCTAAGACATCTCCTGTTGTTTGTGCTGGAATGACAAAGTCATAAACTCCATTCCCAGATTCTGTCACTGATGTTGGTGTCACAGATGCTGATGTTGTTTCATTTGTCAAAGTGAAATCTCCAGCTAATAAGCCAGTCACTTTTGTTCCATAGTTAGTTGTTAAGGTCACAGAGAACTCTGTTGCACTTGATGGAGTTGGTGTTCCACAAACATCCAGCAATCCATAAAGGTCAGCACATCCATAGTCCATCTCATCAGCAGAAATCAATTTGATGTTCTCATCCAACATTGCTTGTTTCCATTGAAACTTAATCATAATCATTGCAACCTCAGAATCTGTTGCCTCAACAAATTGCACATCAACTGTGTTTTTGTCAATAAGGATTGGTCTCATCACATTTGTTGATGAACCTTTATATCCCATTAAGTTTCCAGACTTGTCAATGATGTATGCACCAAAGTCATCACATGCCAATTGCTTTAATTGACCCACCAACTCTCTTGGTGCTTGTACTAAATACCCAGTGAAATTCTTGAATCCATCTCTCACCTTTGCTTTGTTTCCTGAGTTAAACTCTTGGAAAAC